AATCGATTTTAAGTCCATGTTTCTATCCTAATGTGGGTCTTTTATCTGGGAAGTCTGAGGTACTAGGCCAATCACGCAATGCTTGACGGTATGTTTTTAATTTATCTTTGTCTGGATAATCGTCTAAGAGATACAGCGAATCTGTTGTTTTAAGTTCATTATTTCGCCAGCCTCGCTCATCTGCCTTTTGCCTTTTAACTTTATCCTCTGAACTTTCTACGGGGTCTTTGCGTTCTTCTATAACTTTTCCTGCAAAAACCTTTTTAAAAAAATTTAGATCGCCATTTACTGCTGGATTAACAATTGTTCCGTCAGTTTCTTTGATGACATATATGCCCACTTTAGAACCTCCTTCTTACGGTATGTATGAAAATATTACTAAACCAGCACCACCTTCGCCACCTCTAGTATATGCCTGAGTACCGCCATTAATACCCGCACCTCCCCCAGCCCCAATACCTCCATCTCCACCTGTTGCAAGAGTTGATGGATTTGGAGTGTTGTTAATAGTTACAATACCACCGCCAGATAAAGGTTCACCATGAGCATAGGTGGCTGCTGATGTCATAGGATTTCCGTTTGAATTTGTATCTGCCGTCAAGCCTCTTCTACCTCCAGCTATTTGTCCTAATGTTGATGACCACAAATCTCCAACAACATCGCATTGTCCTGCTGTTCCATTTGCACTGTCAGAAAAACCAGCATTGCCAGTTCCTGTTAGTCCAACAGCACCTCCACCCATATAACGATTAGAAGAACCTCCCGTATTATTAACATCTCCATTAGCAGCAGTTCCTCCCGCAACTGCACTAGTGCCAGAATCAGTTCCTCCTGCTCCTCCATTTGCCGTTAAAGTAGATGATAGACCTGTACCTGCTACAGTTGAATTTCCACCATTACCACCATTACCAGTGCCGCCACTGCCTATTCCATTTCTTCCTCCAGTTCCTCCAGCCCCTACCACAACAGTAAATGAACTTGAGGTTGTAACGGCCAAAGAATTCTTTTTGCAATATCCTCCAGCCGCCCCTGACTGAGCAGAGTTATCAGAACCACCACCCCCACCTCCTCCAGCACCTATAACATGAATCGTCACATTACCGTCCTGTGGTGGAACAAATGTTTGGCTTCTGCTTAAAAAAATTGTCGGGTATGTTATAGACCCTCCAGCACCTAAAACTGCCATAATTATCTCCTGTTAAATTTCAAACCAGCCTATAGTTCCATCAACATAAACTAATTGAACTGAATTACCTTGGGGTAGGGTTCCATCTGCTGCTGCTGAATTGATATTTGATGAATTTCTACCTACAGTTACTGTGGCTGCTCCTGCGTTTGCAATAATAACTGTGTTTCCTGCTGAAGGGCTTGCAGGGAGTGTAATCGTAAATGGTGTACTAGCATGATTAGCAATCAATTGATCTTTGTTTGATGCTGTATATGTGGTTGTCTTTATAGACCAATCATTATAAGCACCGCCTAATGAACTGAAACTAAGATTACCAGATCCATCAGTAATCATTGCTTGCCCTGCATCACCATCAGAACTAGGTAATGTTAGCGTTATATCTGAAGTGCTTGCTGGACCAATTAATGTTACTTTATTTGTACCATTATCGCTGTCTTCAAAGAACTCAATAAATCCTGCGCTTGTTGCACCGTTCTTTAACTGAAGCCCTGCGTTGACCACAGGTGTCGTAAGTGTTTTGTTAGTCAAAGTATCTGTAGAGACTAAAGAAACTAAAGTAGAGCTTGCACCTGCTGGCAATAACAATTCATTGGTAACACCTGCTGAATGAGGCTGTGCTTTTACTATTTGACCATGACTATTACTTTCACAGTTAAACTGTATTGCACCTGAATTATCGTTTCCTTTAACAGTTACATGGCCTGTACCATTTGGTGCTAGTTCTAAATCTGCATTAGATGTAGTAACAATATCCTGGCCATTCATATCAAGATCACCACCTAATTGTGGTGTTGTATCTTCTACAACATTCGAAATTGCACCTGTAACTGCAAGACCTGATACAACTGTACTCCTGGCAACTTTTTTAAGGCCACCACCTGATGTATCAACCGCAAGAAAAACATCATCATTAGCAATTGTACTTATCTCTGATAAAGAACTAACTGCTACTGAATTAAAGTTCGTACCATCTGCTACCAATAAATTACCAGAGGTGTTAGTACCCATCGTAATATCATCACCAGATACTGTTAAATCACCGCCGATATTTACATCACCAGCAAAATGACCATCCTTGAATTTAAGTGATGACGTTCCCAAGTCAATATCATTAGTCGTTACTGGTGCAACAAGACCATTTGAAAAAGTAACTTGAGACGTGCCATCAGCAGTAAATGCTAAAGTATCTGCGGCACTAAAAAATAAACCACAGTTTGTATCGCCTGTATTTGTAATAGCAGGGGAACTAGCAGAACCATCAGGAAACGATACAGGATTAGTAAATGCTGCACCTGTTGAATCAAGTTTGGTAGCAATAGCCGTAGCTATATTATCAAACTCTGTATTGATTTCTGTGCCTCTAACTATTTTATTCGAATCACCAGAGGTCAAGCTGTCTTTTGCAGCAAAATTAACTGTCTTTGTATAATCTGTCATAGTATCCTTCCTAGTAATACTAGAATATCAATTCTCTGTATTGAAAATGAAGCACCTGATATATTCGCTTCAAGCCCAACTGTTACTACCTCACCACCACCCGTAGCATTTATCTTAGGTGTGTTGACCAATAAACTCGCAGTATACTCTGCTGTCCCACCATATTCACTGACTCCATACTCCGCAGCAGCCGATGAACCAATAGTAAAATCTTGGGTTTGATAAGCCTCGCTATAATCATAACCCCACTTAAACACTACGCCTGTAGATGCACCACCAATTATTGTAAGATTAAAGTTCTTTAAAAACTTCAAATTAGCTGGCTGACCAAAAGCAAGCGGATTACTAAAATACTGCAAGGTAAACGCTGCATTATTATCTTTAAACGTAGAATACTTGGCAATACCACCTAATCGACCAAATAATAAATCACCATTACGCTTTCTTGCATAACATAATGGATTAATACTAGACCAAGTAGTTACCCGAAATGTATTGTTAGGCAGTATTTTGCTTGTATCAAATACATATACTTTTTCTGTAGAAGGAAAGGTCAACAAATAAAATGAGTTTTCAGGACTGTAAACAGCTTTAATATTACCTGTTTCACTTGCTATATCCCCAAGCAAATCATCCCGTACATTCTGACTAAGATCACCAATCTCTACAGACTCTTCCTGTATTGTCCTACCCAATGATCTAACACCTGAATCAGACAAAAACAGAAGATCACTACCAATTGACACTACAGAATCTCTAGCAACACAGCCAATACCAATTATAGTATCTTCCAGCGTCATGGTTGCCGGATTAGTAGGACCAGCGTAAACAAGTATTGTATTAGTACAAAATATAATCAAACGTCCATTATGAGCCGCTAGCGCAACTACATCATCTGCTCCTCCAGGTAATACAGTTGTCAGATCCAATGTTCCTGAACTACCACCTGTCCACTGATAGCCTGTCTGCAAATGACTAAAAAATATTGTATGTTTGTTACCTACAACATCTGCTGCCCATAACCGACCAAAAGCACTGATAACCTCATTAGCCTGTGGTGCTGTACCCGATGCAGAGCCAAAAGAACTAAATGCAGTCAAAGCATTAGATCCACCAGCATCTGTAAAAACTAAAGATTCATGCCCACTTTGAAACAAAAATGCATGGTTATTTAAGTTGGCAAACTTCCAATTATTTGCAGTTGGGGAATACCCACCAGGTGTAATCTCTGTTATTGTTGTTGTACCAGAAAATATCTTGTTATTTCCTGCCGACAAAATAGTAATGTCACCACTCTGATCTATGTATTCAAAAATACTCTCAGTACCAATAGATGCGCCAAGATTTGTATCATCAGACGTAAGTAACTCATAGCCATTTCTAGCACCAATACGACCAAAAGAATCAATAACACAGTTATCTGCAACCTTTGCAAATGATGGATCTAAGTCAATAGGCGAGTCCTGAGTATTTATCCCAGAAAAACCTGGAGCAGAAATCGTTACATTCTGTAGCTTCTGTGCCATTAAATAGTCCTAAAAACTAACTCTTCTGGATTCTTAGCCTGATCAAATGCCGCGGCATCCGATAAAGTAACATCTGCAAGTCTAAATAGTTCAGCAGCACTGGTCCCACCTGTCTCACCCCTTTCTCTAGCTGCAAGAGCATGGGCATATTCAATTACAGGTGCTGTAGGAACAAGGATTGTGTCAGAGTCACTCGATAAATCGACTGGTCTTTTAGCTACTGTAAAAATTAACGAATAAACACCATCAGGTGTGGGATGAACATCAACCTGTGTATTTACACCATCAAACCCGTTAAATGTAAAAAATGATGGAGACCCTTTAGATGATGTTGCAATATTTTTAAAATTCTTGAATTCGTAAGGTGTTTTGTAAGACAGTCTTTTATTTGACGTATCATTAATAACATCCAAAACAGTAGATCGATCAGTTGCACCTGTAAGAGTATATGTAAAATCATCATCGGCTGTATTGAATGTAATATCACTTCTCAATCCTGACCAATTTACAGCATTTTCAATATAACGCTTTGATTGATTAACTAACTCACCAATCAATGCAGAGTATGTATTCTGTGATACAGAAGTTACTTCTGACTCTCTTAATCTTCGTAAAACGGCATTAACTAACTGTAAATATGTCATCGTCTTAATCCTGTAAATAAACCTCTTGGCGTATACACAAATGGTAACATCTGTGTCGGTACAACATCTTGTATTGTTGATTTTGACATATAATCACCAAACAATGTTTCTGTTTGTAAAGGTTGTCCAAATAAACCTTGCTGTTGTCCTCGTTGCTGCCCTCGACCTTCTCCTTCACCATCA